CAGAGGTGTACTTTCCTCGACACAAGCGTTAGGTTTACACTTGTTACATTACGACAATCTGGAGTTTGTTAACTCGGTTAATTCCGAGACCAATTTTACGTTGTGGCAAACAATACAAACATATATATGACAACTATTGAGAGTATTTATTTTGGTTTGGATTTTGTTGATATACAATTTTAGCCCAGACTTGTAAAGTCTCAGCATACGTAACAGAAGCACCAGCATAAAGCTGAGTGGTCGTACTATCAGACAAGGCGCCCTCTATACTGTTAAACAGCCAGATAGCTCCTGAATTGATAGCTGAGAGATACATTATTTGTCCATCCGCAATTGCCATGGTGTTATTAGTTGTCCCATTAAGGGCATAATTAAAGAAATTCGAGGACGTAGTGGTACTAAAGGTACTATTAGAAACATCTAAAATAATTTCATAAATAGCACCGGTAGGAGGAGATAACGCCGTTATGGTCGTTCCTCCAATTCCCGTTGTCCCAAAAGAATTAACCACCAATGCAGTGGTACCAGCTGTCTTAGCGCCAGAGACGACTAAAGCAACTTGGTTCCACTGAGCTGCGGAACCGGCAAAAGTTGCTACATTACCGATCCTAGGATTAATACTTACTTCACGGAATTCATAATCGTAGTCTAAAATAATATAACCAGGACTATCAGAAGTCGAGGTCTTACTATACAAAAATAGATCACGATCACTATACAACTCAAGTTTCGGAGTAGCACCCATATCGGTGCTCTTCCAATTCGCTGAAGGCCCTAAATACACACTATGATTGGTCCATTGAGGCCCCAAGATAGTATACTCATCACTGAGTACATAAGGTAAAAAGGTTGAAGTTGTAGGTCCGGGAAGTACAGACCCCTCATTACGTCTAACATAAAACATAATGTCACCATTAGCAGATGTCGGCGAGGAAGTTATAAAATGTGCCGTTAAAGACCGCAATTTAAACTGCCCATACATAGCCGCCATCTGGCGAAGAGTTGAGGAAGGTAAGCACATAGGAGTGATGGGTATACCACCAACTAAAACCCAGGCCGTAACCGTTCCAGAATTCAGGGGTTGAAAACCAAAATCTCTACCAACAACACGAGCTCCTGTGGCAGTATGAAAAACTTGCGTTTTCATACCACGCAAAGAATTGCCAATAGCAACAGGAGCAGTATTAATAGCAGAGACAGGACCAAAGGGAGCACTCGATGAGTTAACAGACGATCTACGCTGTGGTGCACTTCGAGTGACAACCTTTGATACTGATTTCTTTTTGGGAGAAGGTCCTTTAGACTTTTTCCCATTTCTATTAGACTTTTTAGCCATAATATAATACTAGTAACTACTAATATTACGACGTTTACGTCGATTTCTTTTCACACTACGGTAATTACCTGTAGTGTATGGATTATACTGAAGAGATGCGTCACAATCAACGCAAGATTCAGTTTCTTTAGATTCGGGAGCGTAAACTGTGTCAGGAATTGATCCACGCAATTTAGGCTGATAAGGAACTTGAGGTTTACTCTGTTCAAAATCTTCTTTCGATCTCGGTCTAAAGGCACTATAATTATCGTCGTTATTAGACACAGACGATTTCTTCGGCAACTTTGATGCGGCTAAACCGTAACCTAAAGCTGCTATTCCGAAGGGTATAGCGAAAATTTTTCTGTAAATTTGGTTACCGTATAAAACAGCAACCGCGTAAGCAGAAGATGTGGGGTCTTTTCCGAATGTAGTTTCGAAAAAGGCTTCGTCAGCAACTTCTTGAAGTTGCCAATCACCGTCACTTAAAGCGTACGATGAGTCGTGTATCTGACAAGCTAAATCTAACTCGTCAACTGGCAATCTAGATCCTTTTGAAGTACTAGATTGTATTCTACCGTCGGAATAATAAAAACCGCAGTAGTTTCTCGTGAAATCCGTTTTGGATTCCTTCACTTACTTTTTCCCTACCTAACCTACCTAATGTGGGAAGTCAATCTAAAAGATGCATTCGCATCCTTTAGATTTGTACCTCCAATAAGAATTAGATTTGTAAATTGAAGTATCAACCAGTTGCGGATGGTACTTCAACAACCATTGAAACATGTCCTCAAATACTTTATACCGAGGCAAGTCCCAACAGTAGTTCATCATATGGGATACCAACGCAGCAGCTAAAAACTCGGGCTTTGTAGTCCGAAGATTATAGATGTGCTTAGTAAATCGAACAGGCTTATATCTAACAAGCCCACCGAATTCCCAAATTTCGGTTGAGAAAAATTCAGCACCATTAACCGTGTCATGCAGCTTATGGCCCGTAATCCTAATACCTAAACGTGAATATTCAAATATACAACGATCCACATCAAAATCGTCAGGAACCGCCTGAAGCACATCATCCCCTCCACAGACAATATTCATATCCGGGGA